TTTTTATAAAACTTATAGTTTTCTTCAAGGTGGTCAACTCCGTCTGTGATTAATTGCACAGGCAAATTTAAATATTGCTTGACTCTTTTTGCACAATACACAGCTTGTTTTATATAGTCTACTGTATCGTTATTAAAAGCAAATAAAACTACACCTTTATTCATACGTTAGTAAGACCTTCAACTGATCTGTTTGTTTCTATGTCATGATAATCATATGCATACTTGCGTGACGCTACAAGATATGTACCAATAGTTTGGTTTATAAATTCGTCTAAATCAGTAATAACTAACGGAGTGTTATTGTCATCTAAAATAACAATTGATTCTTCATTAAGCACAGTTAAAGAATTTAAAAAAGATATTAGTTGCTGTGATGCTGTAAATTTATGCCCATTAACATAGAATACACAATTCTCTTTAAATTGCTTTAAAAAAATTTGTTTTTGATTATTCTGTGTTTCAAGAAAATTAGAAAAATCTAATGCTTTTGAAAGTCTCTCGTCCATAGGTACTCCTTATTATATACTTGTAAAGTATACACTAATTTGCCCCCAATGTCAAGTAAAATTAAAAAGTATTTGATGCGCCATTTGATACTGCAGGTGCTAAAACTGCTACATTTGATCCAGTAGCACGTCTATAATAGATAGCACTTGTAAGTGTACCTTGTACGTTTTCGTCTACTGCTGGGCCTGTGCCTGTTTGATCGCCTACATCGTCGTCTCTAAATACAACCCTGATTCTAATACCATTTGAAATATATCTTATGAATACTTGATAATCGTTCTCAGCGTAAGGAGTTGTACCACCTGCTGAGAATATTTGTACTTCGGTGCCAGCTGTGCTTAAATCATACATACCTGTATTAGTAATTGTACCACTTGCTCCGCCGCCGTCGGCTACTGCACTTGTATAGTTTATTAAAATATGCTTGGAATTATCTATCATACTTTTCCAGTCAAGTGTTTTTGCTTCACCTCCTGTATAAGCTAACGATGATGCTACTTTAATTGTACCACCTGCGTTCCAAAATGCTTTAAAATCGTTTAAGGTTGGCCAACTAAGTTGCACATCATGCTGTTGTACAGCATTCCAATTAGTTTTATTTGCACTTGCTGCTGTTGTTAATGTACTTTGAGCTGTTGCCATAGAAAATCTGTTTGCTGTTACTGTTGCCAGTGCTGTTTCAAATTCATTATGTATTGTAGATGTAATTCCAGTATCAGTATTTACAGTTGTTAATGCTACTGCACTATTAGTTTGGTGTGCGCTGGCTTTTCTAATATCGCCGCGTAAGCTATTCCATTGAGTAGCTAAAACTTTAGTACCAACCGTAATACTAGGTGCTGAGATTGTTTGATTGTACCCTGTCGAACCATCGCCTGAACCTGCTGGAGTTCCCATAACAGTGTTAATGCCACTTCGTAGAGTAGTGTACTCAGTTTCTCCAATAGTTGTTCCAATTGATACTGCCATTTTTGATCCTCTTTAACTACGTATATTTATACTTTTAATACGCACTCTATTAATTTTTCTTCTGCACTATCATTTGATTCCAGTGCAACACCTACTAAACCTGTAGTTGCAAGTGTTGAGCATACTCCATGTTGCCATGCGTATACTGCTTGTCCTTTCTTAACAGGTCCCGTTACTCTTACAGGAACACGACCTTTTAAGCCAATTGCCTGGCCGTCACATTCACTATTCATTAAGTAAGCTGGTTCTGCAGATATAACACCAATTGCATGATCACTTGCGTGTGCAGCCGTTGTCTCCTCTTCTCCGCCAACAGCCATTGCTGTGCCAGTTGGGTATTCTTTATCAGTTGTGTAAATTTCAGCTAAGTCAGCATATCTTGCACTTGTAGCTGTTCCTTGGAACAATACTGCATTTAAGTTTCCTGCTGCATCTCTTACTGCAACACTATTTCCAGTTCCAGTTCCTATTGAATCAACAGAACCAGTTCTAGAAGTTCCTCCTACAATAAGACCACTTGCTTTTTCTGATAATCCCCAAAAGTTTCCAGCATACATATCATCAAATGGTGCAGCCGTTGATCCGATATCAATAGATTTATAAACTGTTGGGCTAGTGCTTTGTATACCTGGTAAAATTTGTCCTGGTCTAATATCAATTACGTTAACTGAGCTTCCGCCTGACTCTTTTACTCTAAATTTAATTTCATCGCCTTGTGAATTTTGTATAACGCCTTCGTTATCATTTTCAATAAAAATCTTTAAATCTAGTCCAGCACCTATTGCAATACCTGCATCAGTCTGGAAATTTGTAAGCTCTGTAAATACACTGGCTACACCTGGTGTTGCAGTAACATAGTTACTTGCATCAACACCATTTAACTTTAAAGAGTTAGATGCTGTTCCCCAAAATCTATGTGATGTACTTGTAACACCTGCTGTAGCATTTTGTGTATTCTTTAATGTTACACCTTGGCGTACTACATCAAATCCTGAAATGGCGTTTTCAGCATCAGTTGAGTCAATTGTAAATTGTAAAGGGCTAATTATAAAAATTACTTCGTCGTTTACTGTAGCTGCAATTACACTTCTACTAATTGATCCAGTATCAAGTACTGTTTTACTTTGCATTTGTGTAATTCCAGAACCAGCATCTTGTGGGCCAATTAATACAAAGTCTGTACCATTATACGAATATAACTGTTCGTTTACTGTATCCCACCAAAAATCACCAGTAGCTAATCCTGCAGGAGCAGTAGCACTAATTTCAGCGCCACCTGTTGTACGCCATTTTGCTCCGTCATTAAATTTTAACTTACTGTTTGCTGTATCAAACCAAATTTGGCCTTTAACCGCCCTAGGTGGTTGATTTGCTCCAGCAAAATTTTCTAAAAGAAACACAAAATTTTCGTTTTGTATCTCGCCGTACCCTGCATAGTTCTTACCAACTAACTTTATGTCAGTAGTTTGATCAATAGTACCGTCTTGTACTACTGTAAGCTGGGTAGTATCATATTTGTTAATTGTATACGCCATTTATATAACCCCTTGTTGCAAGTATTTATCAGATCCTTACGGATATGCTACTGTGCTGTTGTGCGCCCAAACGCCCGCTGTAATTGTAAAAGTCATCGTGTTTCTCGTTGGTGTCAACGATACTGTACCCGATGCTGTGTTAGTTGCAGCTATGTCTTGTATAACTGTTTGATTTTGTGTTCCTGCTGCATCTACTGCAATACTAGATTTTTGTAAAACTTTTGTTGCATCAGGCGAAGCACCAACTGTAATATTGATACCGGAAACTGTTGCTGCAGCATACGATGTAGTATGTATTTTAGCAACTTTTCCATTTGCCGCTGCTGATGCTGTATAAATGCTGTCTAATACAGCTTTAACATCTGTAATAGGACCTGCGGAAACTCCAATAGCATTTGGATTTGTAAATCCTGTAATATCTAAAGAAAATGCAAGCGTATCTGTTGAAACTGTTGAATCAACATAACCTTTAGTAGCAACATCTGTACTACCTGTAGGAGTTGCTACTCCTGTAATTTTTTGTGTGTTTATTGTAATATCGCCAGTAGAACTAATATTTAATGCTCCAGGAGAACTAATACTACCTACTGCTGCATTGCCACTAACCGACAATGATGATAATGTTCCTAAACTAGTTAACGACGAATTAACAATGCTAGTACCAAGTGTGTTTCCTGACAACACTGGTGTATTGTTTATCCTAAATTGTTTTCCGAGTTCTAAATCAATATTTTGATTTGAAGTAAAGTTGCCTGTAGCTACACGCCATATAAAGTCTTTGCTTCCGTTTAAACTATTAACTATAAATCCGCCACCATCAACTTGAGCATCTGTAAGTTCTGTAGAATCTTCACTAACACCTAAATTAATTTGCGGATCTTTAATTCTCATATTTACTGTATCAACAGCAAACGTTGTGCCTGTAATTGAAAGGTTACCACCAACTGTTAAATTACCGCTAAATTTTCCATCGCCTGTGACATCTAACTGTGTTGTAGGTGTGCTATTAAATAACCCAAATCTTCCAGTGCTTGTATCTAAAGTTAATGCGTCAACTTGATCGTTTCCAACTTTACGTCTTATAGCAAAATCTTTATTTTGTTGAACAATATCAATTACTGTTTTAGTATCTGTTGCTAGAGTTTTAAATATCCCGTATTGTGTATCACCATACCCTACTTTTAACCCTGTTTCGCCTTTTACAAATAATCCGCCGGACATAGTTTGATCAACAATAACATTACTACTATCTCTTTCACTAGTTCTTACAAAATCTGCAGAACTATAACTTGTTCCTGCACTATCAACAAGGTTTTCTGCTGTTTTTGCAATGCCGTTCCATCTAAATGCAATGTTATCACCATTGTCTATTTCGTGTAACGGGTTAAATCCAACTTTAATTACTCTACCTGCAACATATGGTAACAATACATCTTCTGTTCTAGGAGTAAACTCATTTTTACTAAAAATACCAACTAAGTTTCCTTGTATATATTGTACAAGTACTGCTCGTGTTTGTCCAGAAGTGTCAATCATTGTGATTGCTTCTAGTGTGGTTTTTCCTTGTGTTGCAGTATAACTTGGTCCTACTGCAACGAGGTCAGTACCATCATAAAAATAAAGTTTATTTTCATCGTTATTAATCCAGAGGTCGCCAGCAATCATACTAGGTTGTGTTGAACTAACAATAGGGCCGCCTGCTGTCCTAAATGTCGTTCCATTATAAATTTTTAATCTTTGATCTGACAGATCATACCATAATTGTCCTGATATAGGATTGCTAGGAGCACTTGTGCTTGCAAAGTTTTCTAATAACGAAATATAATTTTCATTTAAGTACTCTCCAAATCCTTTATAGTTTCTTCCAACTAAGGTTATATCCGAACTAGTTGTATCAATTACACCGTCTTGCAATTCAACTAATAACGACCCGTCAGTTCTGTTTAGCTTATAACTCATGCTACGACTCCTGTGTATATAATGTAATTAATAGTTTGATAAGGATTCATAACATTAAGAGCTTCGCCTGTTGTGTTATTGAGAACGCCGCCACTCTTGTTAATAGTCTGTGATAAATCATCTGCACCGGTTTGTATTTTACTTAACGTAGCATCGTCTGGCTTATCTCCGCCTCTTCCGTCTACAGCTCTTATTGCTGTAAATTGTACTCCATTATCAGCACGTAAATCATGCTCGTGTTCCGGTAGATTATCAATACCAATAGTTACTGTATCTGTGCCATCTACTGCACCTAACACAGATGAATTAGAATCTCTTGATCGTGTATCTGGAGATTCTACTGCTGGATTAGTCCCGCCCATATATAAGTTACCTAATGGGAGCCTGCCTCTTAAGTCAGGAACTGCAAAATATCCTGCTGATACAAGTCCTTGTGCTTTATATGTATAGCCAACTAGTTGGAACAATGTGTTAAATGTACCAGTGCCTAGTTCTTGGCCATTACAAAACTTCCAACCTTGGGGTTCTGAATTACCAGCGTATGGCATTATACTACCAATTGGAGATAACCCTGCAATATTTTGAAACAATGTTTGTCTTGAAATACGTCTTAATCCAGTACTAGTTCCGCTAACTCTATCAATAATAAATTCATCGTTAGATAAACTATCTGTAACTTGTGTCTTGCCTGATATAATTGTGTTTTTAATTGAAATGTTAAAGTCTTTAACTGCGCCGCCTGTTTGACCATCAAACACATTTTCAACAGTTTCAACATCTCCTGATAACCTAAAAGTAGTAGCAGTAACTAGTTTGTCCGAACTACCAGATTTACCACTTACACTACCTTGTACAGTACCTTGTAATGCGCCAATGAATGTTGTTGCATAAATTTTACGCCATTTATTTATAGAACTACCAATATTACGAGTGTTATTTAAATCAGGCATAATAAGATCTGAAGCAGTTGTATCAACTACAAGATCGTTGTTACCTAAAGTTAACCCTTTTTGTATTACAACATTTTCGCCTACATTTAACGTCTTTGCTATACCAACTCCGCCCTTTGCAATTATACTACCATTGCTTATTGTTGTACTTTCGGTTACATCATTAGTTTTAATTGTTCCACTTGTTAACAAATTACCTGTAACATCTAATGCCTCGTCAGGTGCCTCATTGTTAACCCCAATACGTAAACTACTATCAACTCTAAGGACTGTTTTACTAGAGCCTGCGTTCCTAACACGCATGTCAATGTTTGAACCTTCAATATTATGTTGAATTATTCCAGCACTGCCTTCAATGCCGATGCCCATTTCGCCGTTAATGCCGTAGGCTATACCGGTATTGTTTTGAATGTTTAAAGGAAATGTCGTTGTTGATTCTGCATCGCCTCTTAAAAAGTTTGCTGCTGGTATAGGTAAACTATTTACAATAAGATTTTCGGCTCGTTCAACAACACCATATAGCTTAACGTCATTAAATCCGTCTGCATTTGTATCTCTATTTGCTAAGTTAATGCCAGGTTTTATAATTGTAAATCCCGAAACTGTTGCTTTAGGAGTAAACTCATTAAATGCAACAATAGCAACAATATTTGCTGATACTTGTATTTCAATTACTGTATATTCAATATTATCTTGACCAACAATAGTACTTGGTGATGCACCAGTAGTTAATCCTTGACTAAATTCTGGTCCTACAAGTACCCAAGTTGATCCTGAAAACAAATATAACTGTTGTGAGTCTGTATCAACCCAAAGATCACCATCAGTAGCTTCTGTTGGGTCAGGTTGTGATGTACTTTTCTTTAGTCCACCACTTGGTACCCAAGTTGTTCCATCATAAACTAATAACTGTCCGCTTGTGCTGTTATACCATAACTGACCTTCAACTGCATTACTAGGTTCTGTAGTATTTGCAAAGTTTTCTAATAAACGTAGTAAATCTTCTGCAATTACAGCACCGTAACCTGTACTATTTCTTCCCGGAAACGATAAACTAGTTGTATTGTTAATTGTACCGTCTTCGATAGTAATAGGGTCTTTGTTAGCACTATTAGTAAATTGTATTGTATATGCCATCTAAATTACCCTTCGTTAAATCCAGTTAAACTTTGTACTCTAACTGTATAATCAATCTGTATAAGTCTATTAAGACTCTTCTGTACAGGATGAAAAATAACATGTGTTAATAATCTTCCTGTGCCTGCTGAATTATAAGCCTTAAGACCTAATTCATCAAAAACGTATAAACTGTTTGTGTCACTTGCTGTGTCAAAAGCATCTTGTCCACTTGGCTCGCCGTAGTCTAACAAACATGTTACCAAAATATCAGTATAATTTGTTCCACTTACGTGACGTGTTTCAATTTTATTACGTGCAGGATCTAAATTGTTAACACTTCTATCATCTACTATTTTTGTAAATGTTTCGTTGTACAAACTTGCATTTGTGCCAGTTGAATTTGGTGTCAAGTATGTAATAATACCTGTAGGGTCAACGCTTGTTCCGCCGTTTCCAAATCCCATTTCGTAAATCCAACCAGTACCGGCATTACCTAAACTTTCTGCAAGGCTAATACTCATATTTTCATAATGAATAGCATTGCGTTTGTCTACAATAACTTCTCCAGTTTCTGGATTATGTATTTTAATGTGTCCTTGTAATAGAACACCGCTGTTTTCGTTTATTTTATCTGTCATAGTTTATACCATCCTGCTGTTGTATTTATCGCGGCAAGTCAACTGTTGCGTCACGTAAGAATTTAGCAATATCAGAATCACTGTTTGCTAGTGCAACTCCTGTATCTTTCCATATTTTTCCTTGTTTCCTAACAACAATTACCTTTGTATTTTGTGTTGGAATGTTTAGTAGTTGTAATTCAGTACCATTTATACTAAATTCTGCTGGTAATGTTTCGTCACCTTCGGGACTATCTTGTGCAATAGGGCCGTTAACGTTATCAAACTTATAACTTTGTATAGCATTTTTACGTAAACGTGTACCTGCTACAAAAACTTCAAATTCGTTAATATTACCTGGCGTAAAGTCTAAAGTATATGTTGCTGCTGTACCGTCTGCTGTGAATACTGTTGTAAAAGTTTCATCTTTGTATGGCATTGTGTTTTCAGCACCTGAGTTTAATACCCTAGTATCTGCGGGATATACATCTTTAACTCCAGTACCTAATGTACCGCGTCTAAACTGACTAATTACGTTACCATTACGTACAAAATATTCTATACGCTCACTTTCAATAAACAGTACTGCTGGTGAACGTGAGCCCGGAACTGGTGCAGGTAAATTTTCGCCATTAATAACTGAAATACTTTGATCATATTGATATAAATCTAAAGCTAAAGTTACATTTTCTTTATCTGACAATCTCTTATAATGTGTTTTATTAAGCATATCTTTAAATTGCGACCAGCCTAGTTTATTTTGTGTAGTCGGAGCTGCAAAATGTATTACTTGTATTGTATCATTTTGATTAATTTGTTTTGTAATTTTAACATACAAACGATTATCAGTAACAAAGTAATGTACACTTGGTATTAATAATTCGTTATTAACAGTTACCCAAACATACTGGGCATCTACTGCTTCCTTGTTAAGGGCAATTAATCCAGCTTGTAAATGCAAGTACTTTTGATAATCAGCTGTACCCGGTGTTAACGTAATTCTATCAACTACATCATATTCTATTCTCTGTATATCTTGTGAATTATGATTAGTAAATTGATAAACTGTAATTTGAGTATTTTCAGGGTACACTGTATCAAGATAAATCATACTAGGTGTTGATACCCATAATCCAGATGCACTATCTATATAACCAAATCTATATTCACCATCTGTTACTACAAATATATCAAGAATATCATCGTTTTGTTGTTGTACGTCAGTTTTTAATCTTATTACTGATGTGTTTCCAACAACTAATGACCATTGAGTATCAGTTAATTCAATACCATTTAAATAAACTTTTAGTTGTCGTCTAGTAAGTGTGCCTGGTGGAAATTGGAAGTCTTCAATAGCGTATTCTAATTTAGTTATTGTAGTAATATAACGTTTTGAGTATCCTGCTTCTAATACACTGTTACCTACTTTTACAATAGTTTTAAAACTTGCAGGTTCTTGAGCGCCAGGAGTATTTGTTAAACTGTATGCTGTAGTACTACCGTCTGCAACTATTGTTTCTATATTAACTTGACTGTAATTTTTAACATCAACTGCACCTTCAAAGAACGCATAGCGTATTTCTTGTCCTGCTGCAGGCGGAGTAGCAAATTTAATTAATGCATTACCAGATATTCCATCCGATGCTTTACTTTTACTAATAACATTATCAATGTTTTTACCGTTTAGTGTAATAATATATTGTAGATTTGCTGCATAACGTACATTAGTTAAGAACGACACAGTACTACCGTCAGTTGTAATAGTATCAATATCAATTACCTTTGATCCACTTACACCTAGTGTAACTAAGTTTATAGTATCACCTATTGCTGGTGCTGTTGTAAACGTAATTTTATTTGTTGTGTAGTCTATTGTATATGCTGTTTGTATTGCATTATTAATTTTAACAAATAATGATTCTTCTGTAATCGGAGATGTTTCAATTGCATATTCAGTAGTTGCACCGTCGCCGGTATATACAGCTGAAGTTATAGGACTACCGCCGCCTGACGGACGTTCAAACACTTTAATATCTACAGTATCAAGTAATTGTCCTGGAACTTGTTCTTCAGGACCTGCACTTGTAGTAGGTGTTACAAATCCGTCGCCATCTATTGTAATATCAGCACTTTCTAAACCAGTTGCTGTTGAATAGTTTAAGTTACCACCTTGTATAATACTATCGTATGTCTGCTCATTTGGTAGGAATGTTCCGTCACTTGTTGATTTTCTAAATATTACAACATCAGTATTTCCAAATGCAACAACTTCTTCATTAAATGCTACATAGTTTGAAACATCATAATCATCATCTGTTCTAGACCAAGCTGTTTGTCCTGCACCAGTAATACTTTGCATAACGGCATTTACGTTTGTTACAGGATTTCCTGTACCAAAGTTTGGATCATCAATCCTAACACCATTTTTATAAACATGATATTCTACACCAGTTACCAAAGGCGCACTAAAATTAAACAATGTAGTACTATCGCCTAATTTAAATATTTCATCATTAAATGTATTATCGTAACTATCCCAAGTTGAACCAAACCATGCATCTGAATCCCAACCCTGTCCTTGAGCAAATCCAAAGCTCTTAACTTCAACTCCGCCATAATCAATACCAGTCATAAGTTGACTTAATTCTTTACCTAGTTGGCCTTCTTGTGGAGTATATAATTTTGCAATTCGATCTTGTGCTTGATATAAGTCAGGTGATAAGTTATAATTAACAATAATAATATCATCTTTTAATGGTTTTGTAATAAATTCAATTTGACCGTAGTATCTTTCGTAACTAGCAGTAGCATCTAATTTATTAGTATATGTATATTCATTACTTAACATTTCTAAGTTATTTTTCGTAACTGTGACATCAGTAATCTTTAAATCAATTGGCCAATTTAAATTAAACGCAAACTGTGAACCCGATGCAGTAAATGTTTCTGTTTGGGCTGTTTTAACATATACGTATGTGCCTGTTGTTCTATCAAATCTAACTGTAGTAGTAATTCCTCTTACAGGATTGTTTCCTAACTTAACACTAAACGTAGCATGTCTGCCGCCTTCAACTAAGTTGCCATTAACTGCTATTACCGGAGCTGAATAAAATCCTGTTCCGGGTGTTATGATATCAACTTTAGTAACATTACCGTTTGATCCTAAATATGATTTTAAAGTAACACCAGAGCCGCCGCCACCTGTAACTGTTAAGGACGGTGGATTAGTATAACCACTACCTTGGTCAACTGGCATAACGCTTGTTATACTATAGCTACTATTATCTAACCAATTTTTATTAGGATAAGTTTCTAAGTCTGCATCTGTGCCAATTAATACGCTATTAATAACTTTTACATTATTTGGTATAATCTTACCTTCTATAGCACTATAAGATGCAGGTAAATCAAAGTCAGTTGTAACTGTTTGTGTAGCTTCTAATCTTTCATACGCACTTAAATATTCTCTAATTTTTGTAGAGAATGGTTTAACTTCTTTTACATATGCTTCGTAACTTGGTAAATTATCATTATTAAACGTAATATCTTCACGTAGTTGTCCAACATTATGTTTGGCTTTAATAAAGCTAGTTTTAAATGCCCAATCAACATATGTTTGTTCAGAAAACACATATCGTAATCCTGCAAAGAACAGTTTATTAAATTCAACTAGTAATTCGTCAATTAAAATATCATCTCGGATTGCTTCTAAGATAATGCGTAGCTCAGTTGTTGGTTCGCTATCATAAATTTTTGTATCAAAACTTATAGTATCAAATCCAGTATTTGCTGCTACAGCATTATATAATGTATCTTTAAATGCAAGTGTTCCATTTTGTCTACCAATTGTTTTATAATTTTGTGTATAATCTTCAGTATCAATTAACGATGTTTTTTCTAATAGTAGCCATCCGCCTGTACCAATGTTAGCAATTTTAACTATACTTCCAAGAGGATTATTTAAACTAGTTAACTGATAACTATAGTCAATTAAGTAGTCTATTTCTGTTGATTCATTATAATCAGTTGCATACCAATCAACATAATTCCAATAAAGTGAAACATTATAGGATTGACTACGTGTTCTGTTCCAAGAACTAGCTGATATAATTCTCTCATATAATGCCCATTTACCTGTTAATGTTTCGTCTGCTTTAACAAATACACTAAAGTTGCGAACTGTTGCTGTAGTACTAGCATTATAATTATTACCTGGATTAGTTATTACAACATTAGAAACTCTGCCTTGGCCGTCTATCGTTGGTGTTAATATAGCACCTAAGCCTGCGCCGTTAATTGTAATATTTGGAACAACACGATATCCTTTACCTGCGTCAGTAACAGTAACTTGAGTAATTTTTCCGTTTACTATAGTTAATGCTAGTGTTGCTGTTTTAACATCTGAGGTTCCTACAGTAGAAATATCTGCATACGTATCAATTGCAACATCATACATCCCGCTAGTTAAAGATATTGCAGGTTCTGACAAACTTAAATCGCTAATATCTTTATCACCAACAATAATATTTTCTTTTAATACAGTATTTGTACGTTCTATAAACTGTTTTAGAGCTTCACTTTTATTTTTAAACCATCCTTGTCTAGGTCTATAAAGTGCTCCGTATTTTTCTTTTTCACTCAGTGTTGGATCTGGAACTACTCTTCCTTGGGCGTCATAACCAATTAAACTGTCATACCATTTTTTAACTACATCAGTATTTGGTTGACTTGTTTCAAGTCCTTCACTAATAATTTGGTATTGATTATGTATATTTTGATCTTGATTATCAATAGTCCAAAATTGTACATTTAATCCTACATCAGTTCCTCTAATCAATGACTGACAGTTATATAATACAAACTTGCTTGGACCAATTAGTGCAATAAATTTATGTCCTTTTCCTGCAGGATCTGTAATATACGCTACAATGTCTTGAATACTAATAGATCTAAATTCAGCATCAGGTACAATAGTTTTATTCTGTACCCAAAAATAGTACATTGTTTTAAACGTTTTAGAAACATCGTTGTAAATACGTCTAGTTGCATATGCCGTATCTTGGTATATACTTGTTCCGCTATATCCTTTTGCAAATCCTTTTTCAGTATCGGCTTGTAGGTCCCATGCACTTGGCACTACATCTGATTCTACCCATTCATATACATTAATAGAATTTCCTTCAAATACTGAATTCCAATTTTGTGTGGCATATTCTATTGATCCTTGATAAGGGTTATAAAACTTAGCATTATTTAAATTCCACCAAACTTCGCCAACTTGTTCAGGTCCCCAAGAACTAGTTGCATCTAATATTGCACTAGTGTTAGTTGAAACGCTATATGTTGCCGGGTCGTTATATGTTTTATATGTTAATTCTTGTTCTGCAGGGCCTGCAACTTTTCCTTGAATAGGATCAATATAATCTAGATAAGTTAGTAACTCGCCTTCTACAATATTATATAAGAATATCTTTTTAATTTTATTAACATCAACAGTTATATTTGATGATCTATGTGTTGTCCACATTTTAGCACTATCGTCAATTACAAAGTCTACTATTGCACCTTCTTTAGCACTTACAACTTTACTAGGTAACCCAACATAAAAATGATTATTTTTTGCTAAAATATTTCTACCAAATGCATTTATATCTTGATCTGTAATTTGTATTGATTGTGCATACAACATTCCGTTAGGTGTTTTTTCATATACAAAAACAACTCCGGTGTCATGTCGTGTTTCGATGATTTTTGTAAACGAATTATCAAATACTGTGTTCTTAGTGTCAAATGTAGTATGATCTGTTGCATCTGCATTACGTGAAGTGACATGTAATTTTTCGCCATCGTATTGGAGTCTCCAACCAAATCGTTCTGCACGTTCGTTATTAGGACTCTGTAATTCTTGCAATAATGTAAACACGCCATTTACTTGATGATAGATATAAACTTTACCTTGATATAATTTATAATCATCATTATAAGGAGCACTTACTGCAATATACATGCCGTCATCCGATACTGCTAGTGCATGTCCAAACGCACTAGTTTTATCCGGTGCCTGTATTTCTTGTCCTCTATAAAAGAATCCATTATCAAGTCTATAAACAACTATTTGATTTGGTTTAGAATTATCATAGGTTGCTGAAGCAACTATTACATCGCCGTTTTTACTTGTGTCAAATTCTTGTCCAAATGCTGAAAGTAAAGTAGAATCTAATACTGTGCTTCCATCTGTACTATCATTAACAACACTAGTGCCAGTTGTATTAGGAATATATCCTATATAGTCAACTAAGTCGTCAGTACTTGTCCAATCAGTTGTGGTAAATGTGCCTGATGCAATATTTGTTTTTGCAATATATAATACACCAGTTCCTGATACAGCTGGATTTTCTCTATATACTATATCACCAGTAAAATAATTTATACTGTCACTAAATGTTCCTTTAAACTTTTTGTTTTTTGCATATTCCCAAGTATAAGTTAAGTTGTTTTCAATACCAGTTTTTAAGAAATATATACGCCCTGGAAGACTTTGTGTTTGCTCACCTTCCGCATGTATCATAGTTCTGTATAAATCATTATGCTTTGTAATTTTTATACTAGAACCTAATTTAAAGTTTCCTTGTTTTTCAGGAACTGTATATGTGTCTATAGGATCGTATCTTCCAGATGCTGCTTGCTGATAAACTGTGTAAACACCTTCGTTAGTAAGTCCACTTGCGGTTCCTGTAGATTCTGCAGGTATTTTAAATACTTGTTGCCATTCGTTGTTAATCGAAGAAGGTGCATTTGCAGGACGAGGAATACCTTGAACGTTGCCTTGAATATAGAACCAATATTCTATATCAATTAATGTGTCTTCAGAATTTAAATTAATGTTACTTGGCGCTTGGAATACTAATAGTTTACCAATGCCCGAAGTTGCATATCCAAGAGACACAGATTGTATCTCTCCCATAATACGATCAACTTGATATGAAACAAGCGGATCTGCAGGTGTGCCAATAAATTTAATTTCAGCATTTTGACCGTAGTCATCTCCTACCGACCAATTACCTGTAATATTTTTTACAAATACTGTAACTGCCAACGAGTTCCTTTGATAAAATATTACTTCTGCTGTTGCACCAGTATTAGTATCAACTACTGTATCTCCAATACGAGGTTCAAATGGATTACCGTCAACATCAAATTTAGTAAAGTTTAGATTAATGTATCCGTCCCATATGTCGTAAATTGGTTTTGTAGTATTTGTAACTGTTGTTGATAGTCCAATTGTTGTTAAATCTTTAAAGTTTCCTGTTGTATACTGCGGTAACTGGTTAACAAACATGCTTACATTATTACCCGGAGACAATACATCAGTTAATGCTTTTGGAGCTCTCATTATATACAAATCACTTGGTATTGTACTATTTGAACCACCTGCGCCCGGCGTTCCTCTATAAGTTAAAGTACGCATTTCAGAATTTATAACATTTAAACTACTAACGTCAGTAGTTGCATAATCTAAACTATTATAATAGTATCTTCCTGTAGGAGTGCTATCTGTAACTACATCGTAGTATACTAATCCAGTAGCTTTGTCTGTATTACTTGTAGTTGTTGACGGAGTATAGCTCGGTGTATCAATCCACCAATAGCCGCCCCAGACTGCAGAAGTATCAATTGTATCTATTGGTCCTTGTTTAACATACTGTCCAATAAAATCGCCGTCATCTCTAAACAAACTATCTTCTTGATTAAATGTTCCGTTAACATTTTTTAAGTATATTAATAAGTCGCCGCCTGTTGCATACACATAACTAACTGTTCCTGATGCATTAGCTGTTTGTAATATATTACCGTCTATAACAGCATTTGATGCAGTATCAACAAATAATATAGTATCAACTTTATGTTGTATTGTATGTTCTTGACTTAAAAATGTATCAGTAATTACAGCATGTTCACCAGCAAAAGGCGCTCTTACAGTAAGAGGTGCTAAGTCTTGATTAGTATAAGTTATGCTATTCCAATTAAGCAATATTTGATCATTAATACCGCTTCCTTCGTACAAGTCTTTAGGAGCTCTAACTAACATGTGATTTACAGCTATATTTGGAAATGCTAACGCACTAGTTGCCGGATCAATTGCATAGTTTCCTACCAATAGTACTTTAACTGCGTCAGTATTATTATTTTCTAATCCTAAAGATGATATTGTTTCTGTTGTACTTGAAAAACTATTAAACTGTATGTTGCCTTCTTGACCTTCAATATCTACCAACGATTTCCATAACTGGTCGTCTTTTAAAACAATACTTCCTTTAGAATAATCATTAGTGTTTATAAACGAACCTTGATATTTTGTTTTAATATTTGATGCATTAGGAGATCCAATTACAAGATATTTTGCATCTGGACTTATTGCTACTGCTTTACCAAATCGTTCTAAATCGTTTCCATATTTTGTTGGCTCAAGAATTTGTGTTAATGTATATGTAAGTCTATTTGATGGACGATGATATACAAAAACTTTACCATCAGCATTATCAGGTGACCCAATAATTAATGTTGTATTTCTATCATCAACTGCTAACTCAGTTCCATATAAATGGTCACTACCTGATTGAGGATTATAAACCCTATGTTGTTCAGCAAAGTGATTAGTATTTTTGTAAACTGCCCATTCATTATTTGCTGTAACACTATCAACCCATAGTAAATCATCTTTTTGTAAATCTTTTTGTGCAATGCTGTTTGCTTCGACAACATTTGCTGCTCTTACTGATGTAAAAGTTGTAACATTTCCAACAATGTCTACAATCTCTTGTGTTAGCTTAGTTGTAACTTGTATTGTTATAATATTGTTAACAACAGAATCTACAACAAAAAATCCTTCAAATGTTTCTTTTGAACTATCAGGATGATAAACTTGACTTATTCCAATTATTTGATCTGCTGTAATATCAGTTGGATTTGATCGTAGTCTAACTTCAACTAACTCTGTACCTGTTGCAGATGTTGTTGACTTAGAAATATTTTCAATTACGTGTGGAGTATCAATATGTTTATAAACATTCCAATCTCTTTGTTCATTACCAACCCATATGTAACTTCCTTCACCAACATCACTAAAATTAAAATCAATAATATTATTATAGTTTGTTACAATGCCTCTAACATCTTGCTGATTAACATATCCTGCATTTCGTGTATAACTATCAAAGACATACTTTTCAGGAAAGGGCGAATGATCATAATTTTTAGACTTCTGATAAACTTCGTAAGGTTTAATTCTATAAATTAAGTCAGTTTCTTCTCCAGTAGTTGAAGTTACTAATTCAATCGGTTGTGGCGTTAATCTAAATTTTGATTCATCAAGTCTAAAGATTACATCATCAAACCCTTCGCTGGCTCCATACTGACCGTCTTTTACTGCCCACTCTTCATAAAAATCTAAACTATCTTTATCATCACTTGCTAGTGCATCAAAAAGTTTAGTTAATGCATTTTTAGTTCCTTTGTCTTGAATAAATCCTTGATAAAACTTATATTGACTTACATCATCATTAACAATATTTTCTAAATATTGACGTTTTTGATAACCTATTAAATGCTGTGCTAATCGCTGTTGCTCAACATCAAAATTATCACTATCTAGATCATAGAAATCAGCAAACTGATTTGTTTTATATTCGAAGTTTGCATACAAGCCGCCTTTAGGTTTTTCTAAAAGTATATTCCAATCTTTTGAATTAAATGTTTCTGTTCCTGGAACTTTGTTAGGAGCACTGTAATAAAATTCTTTATTTTTAATAACTACGCCAATGTCATAGTCTGTCCAAGATTCCCAATCATGCACTTCTGCATCATCATATATAAATCCTGGTATATTTAAACTACCGTCCCATTCACTAGTTCTGTAACCTAATACTTTAATTCTTTCTTGTCTGTATCCCGGTTGCTGATCAAATATTACATCTCCAAATACTGTATTGTTATCAATTAATACAACATGTTCTTTTTGTATTAATGGTAAACTAATGTGATATATTCCGTCAGCAGTATTCTTAGGACGTAAAACAAATTCGTTAGGCTCTCTACCTAACGAAGCAAAGTCTTCACTTAATTTTGCACCATCGGCTTTGTATAAACTATATCCGTAAAATCCATCAAATATATTATCTACCATTGAATAAGATGATGTTAATTTGACTTGTGAACTTGCTGGGCTAAGAGTAATAACTGAATTTTCAGCCCATTTTTGAGTTGTCCAAAACAAAAATTCTCTTACTGAATGTCTCCAATCAAGAACAACCTTTTCATTACCTTCAAAGTAATCAAAAACAAATCCTTGTGATTTTAAATATTCACCGTAACCTAACAAGAAATCAATTACTTCTTGTATTTCTGTAAACAAGTGACCGTAATTAATTTCGCCTACGGTTGTTGTTTGGTATTCCTTACGTAAAAATGCATCTCTGCCGCCTATTAATGGTAAGTTTGGTAATTTAGCAAAATTTTCATCTACAAATGTAGTAGTACTTACATGTTGTGTTTTTGTGCGATAAAAAGTTCCTTGATGCTCTACATTTTGTCCTATAATATATGTATTTTCTGGAGACCATACAACATAAGATTCGCTTATTCCGCCAATATTAATACTAGGATCGCTTTGTTTTTTTAGTGGTACAAAATATTTAAAAGTTGCAGAATCTTGACTGTAACCTTTCATAACATACCCGTCAGTTCTACGTTCAATTATTACACCGCTATAATCTGTTTTTACAACAGGCGAACTAGTATTTAAAAATATTTTATAGTTTTCATCAGGTATAAAAACATTACCTTCATTAGTCGGTGTTCTACTATCAAGTATTAATTTAAATTTGTCTTTGTCAGTAAATCCAGCTAACTTGAATCCAATTTGATTATTAATTGTTTTAATATCATTTTTATAAGTTTTATAAAATTTTAATACATCACTAGTTAAGTAATCTGCAACATAGTTTACAAGTCCGCTTGTAAATGTTTGAGTAGTATCTGTTATCATACTTGGAAAAATAATATCAGAAAGAGTAATACGCTTATTAGTTGGTTTATAAACTATTTCATTTGCTGTGTTTCTAATTTGATTAATTCTATCAAATCCTGTTGCAAATATTACACTTGGTTTGTTTAATATGAATGCTTTAATAAGCGAGAATGCATAATCAGAACTGTTCCTCCAGGCTGTTTCTACTGGAGCACCGTCACCAAATACAAAACTACTTTTAATTGTATCAGGTTGATAATTTGTTATCCAACCTGCATCTAGCGGAGGTAAAAGATTTCCACTTTCATCTACCGGAATATGATTAATAAATCCTGGGCGTTTGTAATTATTAAGTACTTTATATTTTACATTTGGTTCTCTTAATATCCCATCCTGTATATCTGTCCACATTAATAAGTTATCTTTAGTGTAAGGAGCAGGTCCGTATTGTGTAATCCACCAACTTGGCATTACACTTAATCCTAACATTTCCCAAGGATGAGAATGTGGCCTATCTGTATCAAATGCTTGTTTATAAATCTGTCTCCAAAATCCTGGAAGACTATTATTATTTGGTGTACTAGCTTGATTATAATTAAATGTAAATCTATCTGTACGTTCAAAAAAGTTATGCAATGTGTAATCTTGATCTACAAGTCTACTCCATTGTATAAATCCACCTAGCATTGATTTATTAATTTCGCTATGTAAAACTCCAGTTTTTCTATATTCGCTTGGAACAAGATCATGAATATCTAACATTTCAGTATTGTAGCTTACTTTAATATTATTATAAATTCTTCTTTCTAATTCTAATAATAGATCGTCTCTGTAATCGCCATAAGCAATAAATCTACTTCCGTCATGTCCTTGTATTACTTGTTGTGGCACTCGGTAAGTAGTGTCAGTATATAGCTCAGGTACATATGCCGGATATAAACCTAACTTAGTCGGAGTTGCTGGGATATAACTACCGTTAGTAGTTTCATATTCGTATATTTCAATAACATCGTCTTGTGCTTTTGTTGATGTTATAATAGCAAAGCCGTCTGTATTAAATGTATAATCTCTACCGTGTACTAACTGAACTCCGTTATTATAAACATGCACTGCTTTTTTACTAGGAGTTGTTAAGGAAAATGTTGCCGATAGCGGAAAAAATGTTTCTTTAATATCTAAAATAATATGTTCTGTTTTTATAGAAGCACCAATTGCAACCATATCAGTAAAATAAAACGGCATATCTTTTGATTTATTTAAATTCAATGTTTGTAAAATATAATCAACATGCTGTTTAGTATTACCTTGGAATTCTGACTCTTCAGCGTTTTGCATAAACAAACGTTTAAATTTATTATACTCTTGTCTTGAATAATCAAGGCTTTTAACAATATTTGAATCTTTATTAGTAATATGATATAGTGTTAAATTCATTGGAGCACTATGTTGTAAGAATCGTCTACCATAAACTGAAAGGTCACTAATATCTCTTAAATTACCTACTCCTGGAAATACACCATTAAAATTATCTAAATTTTCTACTATAGATGAAACATGATCATTAACTTCGCCTAAAGTAAATGTTTTTAAACTTTCATTTTTTGGGTTGCGTTCTAATGATGCTGGTATTTCATAATACCCATTTTTATTTTTTATTGTTGCCGATTTAGTTCTAATTGTGACAACATCATTTATTGTTGGTGTTTTAATAAAGTTAATAACTGCATTATTGTTTACATCATTAGTAATAGTATAGTTAACATCTTTAAATTGTAATTTATTATTAAGATATACTCTTGTCCAAAGATCTGTTAATAATCCACTTTGTTCATATACATCTATTTTAAATCCTGCTGTTGTATTATCAAAAGTATATTGTCTAATAACAACTTGCTCGCTTTTAGTTGGTACTTTTTTCCATCCAGTTACAGAAGTAAAACTAGTTAAACTAGAATACTTTCTTAAAAAACCTATATCAGTACCTTTTGTAATAATATCATTATCAACAGTATGTGTCATACTATCTTGCGAAATATCATAATTAAATACTATATCACCAACATTTGAAATACTTCTATAACTAATAGGAATTCCTAATTCGGTGTCATTAGTACCTGTGCCAGGTTTATAACTAAACAACTTTGTACCAGAAAATGTTGATGCTTCGTATGTAGTTGTATCTGCATAACTGTTTCCAAGGCTGTCAAAAATATCAAATAACGGAGCCTGATTGCGACTAGATTTTTCTTGTGTTACATTCCATTTATTGTTAGCATAATATAACATTTTACCTTTATAAGACGTTCCGCCTAATGACAATACTACTTCATTTGTTTGAGGTATACTGTCAGTAACTTCTTTTAATGAAATTTGACTATTAGTTGATCCCCCATTAGCAAACTTAATAATATCAACTTCAAAGATTCTACCTTTTACAAGTATATCAGGGTCAGCTGTAAATAATATACGCATGCCTTTAACAATATCAATGCCGTCAACGTTATATCCTACACTACCTTCAATAGTACTAAACACGTCTGTTGTATAGTCGTCAACTAAGTCAACGTCTTGTTTTGACTTTGTACCAAAATTATGTAATTTTAAATCTGCTTCAAATTCAATAATAGGACGTTTAGCACGTTGTAATTGATCAATTTCAACTGGCTCGTTATTTTGTGCAGCACTAGTTTCTATTACTGATTTATGATACCATCTGTTATATCTTGACCATAAATTACCATCTGTTGCAGATCTATTAATTACAATGTAATCTTTTTCTTTAGGATAACCAATTGCTTTACCAAAAGGCATCCTGTCAAACCCGTTTGCATCAAATGCTATATCAATATCATCAGTAAATTCTGTTGGAACATTTAAATCTACTTCCGGAATAAGACGTATTTTATCTCCAACACCTTCTATATAAAATGCACCTTCAGCATATGTTGTAGGTTGTACTTGCCCAGTAAAATATACTTTCATTCCGTTTGACAGATTTACTCCGTTACTAGCTTTGTAAGTTTTCTTACCTAATATTTCTTTTTCAACATCAATAAACGTTGCTTCAGTAATATCTTTTACAACAATAGTTCCGCTTGCTTGCAGATCATTAGATGCCATGTAATAAAGTATGTCAGGTGTATCTGTTCCTAACTGTAATGTGCTTACGCCCTTTTCTAGACCTTGCACACTAACTCCTTCTAATACTAGTATACTAGAACTGTCTAAATCAAATCCACTTTCTAAAGTTTTCTTTGTTTTAATTGTAAAGGGTAAGTTTGGTGTATCTATATCAAACTTATACGTCATACCTCGATACAATGTAATTGTAGGGTTATTTGTTAATCCATCAGGACTAAAGATATATGTCTCGTTATCGACATTGTCACCGATACGTACAGTATAAGTGCTTTCTACATCTATAGTATTACCCGGAACTCCAAAACTTTGTGGGCCATTAGGCAACCAATAATATTCACGGAAGTTAGTTAACTTGTCCCAATCTACATGGGGATCCCATGCATAATATTCTTGCTGATTAAAAATACTGTGATCAGCTGTGCCTTTGTTAAAAATATTTAACTGGTTAACATAGTCATTATAATCTTTATAAAAACTTACATTGCCAAGATTGTCTTTAATAACACTAGCAGGTTCTAATTGGTAATTAATTCTATCAGTTGACACATCTGAAACATAATTGTCTGTAGACTTATATGCTTTTGCAGTTTCTCTGCCAACATATGCATTTAGTTTTTCAACTACGCCTGGTTGTATTAATTGATCTAACGTACTATTTAGGAACTTTTTATTAGGTTGTGTTCTAAAGTAACGAGGTAAGTGAGATGAACTTTTGCGTTTTCTACCGTCGTCTCCTGCCGGTAGTGGCTGTTCTGATTGATCGTTATTATATGCCATTAGTATGCACTGCCTCCGCTGCTACTACTACTACTACTACTACTACTACTACTACTACTACTACTACTACTACTACTACTGTAACTGTTGCTACTACTGCTGCTACTTGATGATGTACTTTGTATTCCTGTATTAAGTGATGTTGCAATATTCGTAATTGCACCACTAGCTTTTAATCTAGTTGCAGTTACGTTATCAATAATTGAAACATCAGCTACTGTAGCACCACTTATAAAAATTTCTTCTGATTCACTTTTTATTTCGTATAAACTACCAAAGCTCTGACTTTCTTGCACAGGTACAATTACAAATGTAACTATGTTTGGTGCAAGTTGTTGCATTACATATGCTGTTAATTCTGTAAAGTAAAATGTTTCTCCAAAATCCCAATTATCTAATGCAAAAAATTCATTAATTGCACTAATAACTCTTGATTTAACTTCGTTATCGTTAACAACAATATCAGGATTTTTTACAATTTTAAAAGTTGCTTGCAATTCAGCATCTGCCTTTTCACCAAATAGTATCTTATACTTAACAGGATGATATATAATTTCATCGCTAAGTGATTTAATATTATTTAACGGAGCACTATAACTTAAAAATAATTGATCGCTGCTTGCTGCTAGTGGTTTTGTTGAAACAATGCCATCTAAATATTTTCTAAAATCAGTATCATATGTTCTAGTAAGCAAATAAGTATCAATAATATTACTTACACTTGGATCAATACGTGTGCTTTCATCAGCAGCGTGTACATAATGGAATTTAATTTTGTCTCGTCCAATGTTTGCTTTATATTTTTGTGTAATATTTAAATTACCAGTTGCTTTATCTAGTACTTCAAAAATGTTTTCATTAACATAATAAAATACTTGTCCGTCTGTGTATAACGAAGTTGACCCTAAAGATGATTTACTTTGTAAAGTAGTAATGTTTAGGACAGTATTTGGTCTATAAAACCACTCTTCAACTCCGTCGATACTTGTTACCTTTTCTGAGAAGATATATTTTTGTAATGGGTTAGTTCCTTCTTGTACAATCTGTTCAAAAAGATCTGGATCATCAACTACGCCGTCATCGTCTTCGTCAAAGAAACTTACTTGTATCTTTTTACTATTTACATATCCTTCAGTATCTCTATAATCTTCTACAATTTCCCAATCGTAGTCTACAGTAAACGGTAATGGATCTGATGTTGGATCTTTTTGGTTAATATTTAATACACTAATTTTATCTTTTATAATTTTACCTGTACGATTATTATAAACTTTGTCGCTATTATCAAAATAGAAACGTATTTCTTCATCACTTTCAAATAGATATCTTCCGCCTCTATATGTAATAGTATAAGTTTCACCGTTTGTTTCAAATAGCAATAACCAACTCGAATCTAATTGTTGATTTGTATTATCACCAGTTTTACCTATACTAAACACACTAGCACTATCTAAGTTAGTTGCAGATATTAATCTCCACTCTCCTAAATTTGTATCAAATCTTAATCCAAAGGTTTTATAAGCAAAAATTTGATTAACTATTTGTGTTTGTACTGCACTTTCTAAGCTATTTGATATTCTCGGAATAATTTGTGCTAGTCTTGATCCTGTAGGAATAATATCATTAATTGATACAGGGCCTATGCCGTCTGTTGATGTAATAGTTCCGTCACCAGTAACACTATTAACTTTAACCCATTTATAAGTAATAGCACCTGGGTGATCTGCAATTCCATCCATTATTTTATTATTTTCAGTACTCATAAAATGTTTGCCAATAGGAGCTAAAAATTTAAGTAATGTTCCAGTTTTAATTAATTTTAACGTACTTGCAGTAAACGTTCCTAGCTGTTGTCTAGTACCTACACTATTTGAAAAATATCCTGTATTAAGATTTGTATCAATAGTATTGCTGTTCCATACTAACCCTAAATCAGACACTAAAGTTTTAGGAAATTTTGTTAAGTAATAATTTTTAATTTTTCTATTACCTAATATTGGTTCAATTACATTAGCAATAGTACCTTCAATATCAGTTTTAGTTACAAAGCTAAATCCTGCTTTTGTATCTAAGTATTCTTTTGTTAAAATTCCATCGATTCCAAATAAGTTTGTTTTACTATAGCGTCCTGTTGCATCAACTAGATCTAAGTAACGACTAATTCCGCTTGCTGTCCTATTTACGCTTTTTACTTTAATAATCTCTTGACTAGATGTTAAGGGTGCAATTTGATAGTCTTCAGCTGTAATCATTCTATTTTGTGTATAATAATTTGCTGGGGCATTACGTTTAATACTTGCACTAGTTTCACTAATACTTGCATTATCAACTGTATACTTTAATTGATACACAAGTGATAATGTTTCAGACTTGCCGCTTTTACTAACATAAGGAAGATTAATACTTACACCGCGCATATCACTTGGCTCAATAATTAATCTTTCATTTTTACTTGTACGGTAATATACCTTAAATGCACCTTGAGGCAAATTACCAAAAGTTCCATCTGCAAATACCATACTAATTCTATCGCTTGCTCTTGTTAACACACTATAAATATTTCTAATGCTTTTGCTTAAACTATTATAAACAACATTATTACCTTCAACTGCATCAACTCGTGTCCATAGTTCTTGTTCTAGACCAAATTCGTCAACCGAATATAACCAAACATCAGTATTGTTTACATTTGGAGTATCTATCGAAACTGTTTGATTACTACTAGGTGTACCAACATTAAAATCACCGTTATCTAAGTTACCTTGTCTAAAGTGACAAAAATAACCAGTGTTACTACTGCTTGGACCTTTACCATCATTTCGATATAAAAATGCAAAGTTGTTTCCAGGAAATGGTGATTCTTCTAAAATTGAACCGTTGGAAACATCTGTACTTACAATTTCAAATCTACTTGTTACGCCGCTAATTGTTTTATTAAAACCAAAGATAGGAACATTACTGTTGGTACTATTAAATCTATATTGTTCTGTAGGTATAGCGTTTACTGTTTCTTTTTTTACAGGACGACCAATTGTTCCGTTTACTGGAAGTGCAGCATTTAAAACTTTTGTAAATTGTTCTTGCCAATTTGAATTACTTGGATCGTTCCAAATAATTGTTTGATTTTCTAAGTTTAAATTATTACTATCACGCACTGATTCTGATGTACTAACACTTTCAATTTTAAGCAATCCGTTAGCTGCTTGATTACGTTTTGGATTGTACGATAGTGTACGAGCAAGACGGAGAACTGATTCTCTACGTTCTGCAAGTTCTAAAAAGTTTTCACGAGCATTTAAATCTGCACGGAATGCAAAGTTTTGACCAAGGAAAGCAATAAGGTCAATAAGTGCAAGATATTCGCTTGATTCAATATAATCGTTAAAATCTTCTGGATAGTTTTGACGTAGATAGTTTATCATTGTTCTACGTAAATTGTCAAAATCATAAGATTTGAAGTCTGCGTTTCTATAACTTTGATAGATACGTTTCCAATCTTCTGCTACTAGTAATCTGTTTTGTCTATCTGTTGAGGACATATGGCTTTCCCTTATTGTATAACAGTATTTAGTGGTTTTAGTAAACTACGTATATTATTTACGTTGTCAAAAATCCATTACTTTGATCGAAAGTAAACCGCATTTGTTCTACAATATTGTACGGTAAGAAGACAAGTTCTGCTTCAACTTGCAAACCACTTTCATACTGATCAACCGTAACATTAACTGCGTTCACTCTTGGATCATAATTAACTATTTGAGTCACGTTGTCAACAATAATTTGTTTTAGTCGTTCAGTAAGGGGTTCATACAAAACATCCCAGATGATTGTTCCAAAATTTGGATTACTTAAATTTTCACCTTGTCTTATATGAAAGTGATTTATTATATCTTGTTTAATAATTGAAAAATCGTATAGATTAAACCCTGATTGATCAGGATCAACTGTACTAAATCCTTTGTACGTTTTTGAACCTAATCCGTAATCTGGTCTAGTATTACCTTTTACAGTTATTTCTTGATAAAGTCTTTTTTCTTCTGTGCTCATAACGTATTTACCTTGTCCTAAGTTGCATTACCAACTAATTTAGCTGTGCCGCTTGATGCTGATTCTTTGGCAGAGTTGGTTAAGTTAGTAGCTGTTGATGATATGCCGCCAAACTCTCCACCTTGTACATCTCCGCCTGCAAACGTATTTGCTGCCTGTTGTCCTGTTGATTGTTGTTGGCCGTCTTCAACGACCTTTGCGGTTCCAAACTCGCCGCCTTCTACATCACCACCTGCAAACTCATCTGCAGCTTGTTGTCCTGTTGAATTTTCCGTTGTACACTTTTTAAATGTATCAGCTGGAGTAACTTCTTTACTTACTTTTTTTTCAGCTTTTGTATTTTTCTTTGTTGGTTCATTATCTTGCTTTTCAGGAGTGTGTTCTTCAGGATTTTTATTTTCTTTTTCTGGTCCTGAACCTTTAGCAGGTGTTCTAGTAACACTATGAGCCGCAGCTGCTTCTGCTGCAGCTGGTCCATTCATGTCAATCCTATCAGCTGTTTCGTAATGATGCTTTGACTTAATATTACTAGTTCCTGCACAAGTAATTTTTCCATCTGCGCCTACTTTAACTTCGTAATTTGCACCCGTTTCTGTTAACATTTGATTAGCAACTTTTATATTAACATTTTGGCCTGCTTCTAAATTAATATTTCTACCTGCTTTAAAATTTAAATCTTGTAATGAATGTATACTAACACTATCTTCTGAGTAGATATCAATTTTACCACCGGCTGTCATTTCAATATAACTTTTTCCACTACCGTGTGCAATATAAACTAAATCTTCTGAATTGTGTAATAATATTTGATGGCCGGTTCTAGTACGTACTCTAAATAATTCATTATGCGGTATCATAGGATCGCCGCCGTCTGCAAGACTTACATATTCGCTTGGTGTAGTTGCAGCAGGGCCTTTTCTAAATAATGTACTATCTCCGTCATCCATAACTAAAGTAGTACCAGTTAATCTGCTGGACGGACTATCTATTTGATTTAATTTTTCGCCTACTTTAACTGTAGGTTTATCCGGTCTTCTATCTAAAGGACCCGGACTACTCCAACCAAATACCATACTAGGTAAATCTCTTCTAGCACTCGACGAAGTTGTTCCTCTAGTTGGATCGTTTTCTAACCCATTATTTGTTAATACTGTGCAAGCATCCATATTACAAGGTTTTAAATACTGAGTGCTATCTTTGCCTACACCTTCTTCAGTTTTTTTATTATATTCACCGACAGGTTTTGCTTTAGTTTGATCTTCACTGTTATATGTTGTTGACGCATTTCCCGGAACCATAAAGTTCATATTTTCGTCTTGAATACATCCAATCCAAAAACCTTTGCCTCTATTACCTTCAGCAAATATTACTAATACTTTAGTTCCTACATCGGGTGGTACTGCCCAAAACCCATAACTTTTTTGGGTATGATCAAATCCTTCGTTTTCAGTTACAGCCTTGTATGGAGTAACACCGTAAAACGGACTTAAATAACTTACAGGAACTACTTCTCCTGTAGCATCAGGAGTATTACCTTCTGAATTTGACTTTAATAGTTCTACTTCAATTGCACCCATATATTCAGAATCTAGATGATTTCTTACTATAGCCATATACGGTCCTGGACCTTCAACTTTTTTAGAAATTTCAGGTTTAGCAGCTGGACTACGTGTTTCTGTTGACATTATTGTGCTCCGCCTTTATCAGTATTATACACTGGTGGTTTTTTAACTGTACCGGCGCTTGTCGCCTTACTTGGTCCAAATTCACCGTATTTTGAAGTTCCATATCCGTTATTTTTATTAGCACTGTTACCAGAAGATGTACCACCTGTTGATCCCGTTGATCCTTCAGGATTACCTGTTAGTGAATTAGTTTCAGTTGCAACAAATTGCTTTTCTGGATTATCTATTGTTACTGCTCCTGTTGCATCTGTAGCTACTTGTTTTGAATCACTATCTTGTTTTGGTCTACGTATTGTTTGTAATGTTTGAGTAAATTGTCCTTTACTAAATTTGTTTGCACAAAATAATACTTGATACAATCCGCTAAATTGTCCTACTGGGCCATACCCGCCTCCTGGAAATTCCATATAACTGCCTGCGTAATCTATTGGTGTTCTAAAATTAATCTCAATATCAACTTCACCGGTTTGATAATCCATAGTACCGTCTGAATTTATATTAGGAGTAGGCCCTGCTGGCGCACTATAGTTTCCCATTCCGCTATCAGCAATGTAAAAAGGATCTCCCCAAATTTCTAAATCTAAAGTAACTAAATCTACAGGACTATTCATTAATGCTTCATTAAAATTACGTGCTATTACCGATTCCGGATGCACCATTGGACCTGCAGCATCTGCAGGGTTTCCTGCATTTATACTAGCATTTTGTTTTGTCATTTCAGTAGTATTACTATCAGCTTCTGCAGCGCCAGGAGAAGCAACCTTGTTGCCAGCAACTTTTGCTCCACTTGCAGCAGTTAAAGAATCAGCAGTTTTTTGTCCATAGTCTCCTGCAATACTTGTAAAAAATGCATGATTAAAATTAATATCAAAGTTAATAATATCTTTATTTTTACCAGTGTAAATGTAATTATATTCTTTGCAAGCAATATACTTTAGTTGCTCAATACCTTTACTTTTTTCTGTTGGAGCTCTAAACTTACTGTGATGAACTAGATATGGTACGACTCTAAATACAAATATTCTTGGTGGCTTACCAGTTTGATCTACGTTCTTATAACTACTAGATTGATAAACATTTGTTTCTATTCTAAACCAATCTAGCATACCATTGTCGTCGGGTTTTGCTGAGGCTATATTTCTACCAAAGTCACTTAGTAGTACAACTTCTTCGATAATATCTTGAAACTTTTTTCCAGAACTTACTGTCATAACTCTTGCATCATCAGACGGTTGTACTTTACATCTATCAATTTTACCTGGAGTATCTTCGCTTTCACAATCTTTAGCTTTACCCATAGGCTTTTTGCCTGAATCTAACCGGCTTTTAACAATTATAGATTGTCCAATATTATTAATATTTTCGTCTTTATCAGCATACTCTCTAATTGACTCGCCAAGATTTGAACGTTTTAAGATAATTCCTCTTTCTTCGCCCAATGAAGCTTCAAAATCTGCCATATTCATTTTACCGTTAAGTACACCTGTAGCCGATTCATATAATCGTTGTAATTGTTCGTCTGTTAATTCTCTTAATTCGCCTTGAGCACTTGCTCCGCCGTTACCTGCAGTTGTTGCAGAATCGTTACCTGCTTCTTGGCCTGCAGCAAACGTTGCTGACTCGAGCGCACTAGACTTTTCTGTTGGAAACATAATTATATACTGATCTGATCTATCTGCGTTTCCTACTTTTTGACCTTCAAGTAATTTTTCATTAACATTTGCAGTTAAACTTTGAAATCCCCATTGTAACATTTCTGCTACAGTTCTTCCGTGAAACGTAATATCATTTCTTGTAGTTTGTACTTGATCTTTAAGTGCTTCTTCGTGAAACGGAATTGCTTGTACTGCATACACACTACCGCCTTCTGTTACTTCAAATTCAATATTAACAAACTTTAAAGGAAATATCCTTCGTCCTTGTCTTGCAGTCATAGGCCTGCCTGCATCGTTATACCCTTTAAATTCTACAGATAAAACGTATGGTGCTTCAATATAGTTTTTATGTCCTGCACTTAATGCTGCAATTTGTAATGCTTGTAAAAACAGTCCCATACTATAAGGTTCTGATACTTGAAAGTTAATGCTTGTGGCATTTGTTGATCGTGATCCAGGGTTACCAGCAACAATAGTTTCTATTTCAATATCATCTATAAAATATTCGGTTTTGCCGTTGCGTTCGTAAATTGTTCTACTGCCTCTTAGATCGCCACCGCCGGATTTAATAATTGTAATTAATGGATCTCTATATCGATATGTTAAATCCGGAAAGTTTAATTCTGTATCAGTTAAGCAACCAAGTGTAAAAATATAATTATAACTGGCAAAACTTTCTAACATGTTTGGCTGTTTGCCGCTTAGTCCTGATCCTGATAACGCAGATATTCCCGAAGCAAATCCAGTTAACCCTTTCATAAAAGGAGATTGAGACATTTTACTTTGTAGTACTTGTGAAATTCCGCCTTGTGCTAAATCTAATTGCCCTAGTGCAGGACCAGTTATGCCATTAACAGAATTTGTTAAATCAACTGTGGATCCTCGAATTTCTGATAACGCACCTTCAACCGCACTTGCAACACCGCCAACGGAAATGTTTCCTGATGTTTTTAAATTATTTGCAACAGAATTTGCTGCAATTTCTGATTTAGCTGCTAAATCAGTTCCTTTAGCTTTTAATCGATCTAATAAATTTTGTGGATTCATATTATAATCCTAATAACTGTTTTAATGTTGGGCCTTTTGGAACAAAAATTTCTGTGCCTGCTTCAAAGTCATAAACAGGATCTTTTAATTTTTCAATATTTCTTTGTGCAAATACCCACCATAGATCTTTATCACCGTACATATCAAATGCTAGTAAGTCAGGACGATGTGTGTACTGTACTTCAATAGTATAAAGAACATCATCTGGTTCTGCAGGTACTGGACGTATTTGTAAAATATCTAAGTACTGTCCTGATACTACTTGAGTTTTAAAATAAGGACTACTTTCGCTATACATTAAATAAATCCTCCCTTACCTTTAGCATAACCACCTTTTACAAAAGTATCTAAACTAAAGTTGTGTACTTCTTTTCTAGAGTATGTTGGAATTGCTTGTATTGTTATAGTACTTCTTGTTGGTGCATATGTGTTTGCTTCAGGTACATATATGTAATCAACGTCTGTTGGTAAATCTATAGAAAATTGTGCTAATACTACTGGAACATTTTTAAAAACATAATCTCCATATCCATTGATTAATACAATTGGAGGAGGTGTTCCTGCATTACTAGTTTGTCCGTATGCCATTTTTGTAATAGATCTTAAATAATGTACACATGCTACCCAATACATTCCTTCATCAGCGCCTTCGATGTAAAATTCGCCTGTAATTTGTAAATTGTCAGGTTGGCTACTTTGATATATAGGGAAAGGATAATTACTATGAGTAGGTTTAATTTGTGAGTAAGAGGCACTATGCGAAAATATAACTGTTGGAGTATATGGAAAAATCATTCCGTTAGTTTCATTTAATTTATTTTGTAAAAGTGGATCTAATGAAAACCCTGTAGGTATAGAAAGTTTCACACGCCAATCTTCATCGTCATTACGTGCCCAGCTTGCCGTATTGCCGCCGAATAGCCCACCAGCTAAACCATCAATAGGAATGCCTTTGCCTCTTAATAGACTCATTAGCCCTGAAGCACCATTTGAAAACACATCTTCAACAGTATTTTTGAAGCCGTTCTGCATAACACTTTCTCCAAAGCTAATGCTACTGCCTACTAAATCTGAAACAGATTGTTGTGGGGATTGCCCGTTTCTCATTTGTGATGCTTGTGATAAATTTTTCACTGCTGATTTTGCAAAGCTGCCTATCATATTTATTTTACTCCTATATACATTATTTAGTTGACTTTTTAATGTATGTATATTATAATGTATTAACAACTGGAGAAAACATGAAAAGAGTTAATTATTTAAACAACAAAGATATACTAAAAGAGATACATAAGTCAAAATCAACATTTTGTAGCTATGTTGACCAAGAGTATCATCAATTTGATATTATATTACCTAGTACAGATAAGATAAACATACGAACAATAGCAGAAGCAAAGCGAAATAAAGCCAAACGACTGCAAGTTACTGCATTTGATGCGTCAAAACTAGCAGGTAAGAAAGTTAAACAAGCAGAGTTTGAAGTTGACTACCGAACAATACAAAAAACAGAGTTAATTTTTAGAATTATGTCGTTTGACCATGTTCCGGACGAACCCGGACGTAAAAAGACACCAAAAACTGTTGCAGACCACAAAGTAAAACTTAATTTTCCACCATTCCAGCATTATAAGTTTGACGAAAATGAAGAACTTGTGTGTGTAGGTAAAAGTCACTGGACCGGTGGCATGGAAAATGGTAATTTTGATTTAGGTGGTGGCAAAGCAACAAATAAACTTGCTATGATGTGGATGAAACTGTGTGATCGATACGCAACAAGAGGAAATGTACGTGGATACACATACAATGACGAAATGCGTGGCCAAGCAATACTACAACTAGCACAAATTGGCTTACAATTTGACGAATCTAAGTCTGCTAATCCGTTTGCATACTATACTGCGGCAGTAACTAACAGTTTTGTACGTGTTATTAACATTGAGAAGCGGAATCAAAACATTAGAGACGATATTCTTGAAATGAACGACATGAATCCTAGTTATACACGACAGTCTCAAGGAGATTGGGAAGCTTCACAAAAAAGAGAGATGGCTGCTCAAAAAGCCTTAAAGAAGTCTTGACTTCTTGTTATTAAGACAGTATAATTAAAGCAATATAACACTTGGAGAAGTAAAATTTGTTTAGAAAAGCGGCAGTCTTCACAGACATTCATTTTGGCCTAAAAGGTAACAGTAAAGTACACAATCAAGATTGCGAAAACTTTGTTGATTGGTATATAGAGCAAGCAAAAGACGCCGGTTGCGAAACTGGTATCTTCTGTGGAGACTGGCATCATAATAGAAACAGTCTTAACTTAACTACTATGGATGCTACTATTCGTTGTATGGAGAAGCTAGGTTCTGCATTTGAACAGTTTTTCTTCTTTGATGGTAATCACGACTTGTATTATAAAGACAAACGTGATGTTAACAGTACAGCATTTGCTAAACATATTCCAGGTATTACTTTTGTAGATGAAATTACTACAATTGAAGATGTAACTATTGTACCTTGGCTGGTTGGAGACGAATGGAAACAACTTAGATCACTTAAAAGTAAGTACGTGTTTGGTCATTTTGAGTTACCTAGTTTCTATATGAATGCTATGGTACAGATGCCCGACCACGGTGAACTTAAAGCAGAAGACTTTAAACACCAATCATACGTTTTTAGTGGTCATTTCCATAAACGACAACAGCAAGGTGTTGTACACTACTTAGGTAATGCGTTTCCGCATAACTATGCTGATGCATGGGACGATGATCGTGGCATGATGATACTTGATAGAGAAAACGATGCCGAACCAGTGTATCTTAACTGGCCAGATTGTCCTAAGTACCGTACAATTAAGTTAAGTCAGTTAATTGACGAACAAGCAACGCTAATTAAACCTAATATGTATTTACGAGTAAACTTAGACTTGCCTATTAGCTATGAAGAAGCTAGTTTTGTTAAGGAAACATTTATTAACAACTACAAATGTAGAGAAATAAGTCTTATTCCGCAAAAACAGTTAGATGAAATTACTACAGAACTCGACATACAACAATTTGAAAGTGTTGATCAAATTGTTGCTGGTGAAATTAATGCTATTGACAGTGAAAACTTCAATAAGAAAATGCTATTGGACATTTATAACGAACTATGATACAAATCAAAGATTTAACCGTTAAAAACTTTATGAGTGTTGGTAACCAGACTCAGGCCGTAAACTTTAACCGAGAACAATTAACCCTTGTACTAGGTGAAAACTTAGACCAAGGTGGTGACGATACTGGATCACGTAATGGTACTGGTAAAACTACTATTATTAATGCATTAAGCTATGCATTATACGGGCAAGCACTTACAAATATTAAAAGAAACAACTTAATCAACAAGACTAACAGCAAAGGCATGTTAGTCACACTACATTTTGAAAAGAACGGTGTTGATTACAGGATTGAAAGAGGCAGATCGCCTAATGTACTGAAATTCTTTGTTAATGAACGTGAGCAGGAGCAAGTAGACGAGTCACAAGGCGATAGTCGAAAGACTCAGGAAGCAATCGGTGACTTACTTGACATGAGTCATGACATGTTTAAACATATTGTTGCTCTAAACACCTATACTGAGCCGTTTTTAAGTATGCGACAGAATGATCAACGTGCTATCATTGAACAATTACTAGGTATTACTATTCTTAGTGAAAAAGCTGATGCACTTAAAGATCAAACTAAACAAACTAAGGATTTAATACAAGAAGAGACTCTTAAAATTGAAGCAATTCAGACTGCTAACAGTAAAATTGAAACTACTATTACTAGTCTAAGAAGTACTCAAAAAGCCTGGCTTGGAAAACGCACATCTGATGTTATAAAACTAAAAGACGCAATCAACGAACTAGAACATTTAGATATTGACATTGAACTAGATAGTCATGAAAAATTATCAAATTGGTCTAAACATAATAATGCTATTTTGGCTCTTAAAAAGGAATTAAGCACATTAGAACCTGCATTAGTACGTGCTGACAAGTCTGTAGATAAAGCTACTAAAGATATCGCAGATTTAGACGATGCTACGTGCTATACATGTGGGCAAGAACTACATGCAGACAAAAAAACAGAGATTGCAGAGCGTAAAAATAAAGAACTTGCTGATGCTATTGCATATCAAACAGAGATTGCAGGTAAGGTTACTGATGTTGCTAAAGGCTTGCAAGAAATTGGTGATATTAATGGTAAACCTACTACGTTTTATGAAAGTGCTAAGGAAGCATACGACCATAGACAAAATGTTGAGGGATTAAAGCAATCATGGGAAGCTAAAAAGAACGAAGCTGATCCGTATCAGGCTCAAATTGATGAATTAAATGACACTGCTATGCAACAAATTGATTGGTCTTCTGTAAACGACCTAACAACATTTAAAGAACATCAAGACTTTTTATTAAAACTACTTACAAACAAAGATAGCTTTATTCGTAAGAAGATTATTGATCAAAACTTAATGTATCTTAATAATAGATTAACATACTACTTAGACAAGCTAGGACTTCCGCATAGTGTTGTATTCCAAAACGATCTTGCAGTTGAAATTACACAATTAGGTCAAGACTTAGACTTTGATAACTTGTCAAGAGGCGAACGTAATAGACTTATACTTGGTATGAGCTTTGCATTCCGAGATGTTTGGGAAAGTTTATACCAAAAGATTAACTTAATGTTCATTGACGAGCTTATTGACAGCGGCATGGATACAGCAGGTGTTGAAAGTTCATTAGGTGTTCTTAAGAAAATGGGAAGAGATGGAGATAAGAATGTTTATCTAATCTCACATAAAGACGAACTTATAGGAAGGGTCAACTATGTGATGAGAGTTGTTAAAGAAAACGGCTTTACATCATACGAGAATGACATTGACATTATAGATGAAACTTAGAATTGGAGTACGAGGAAGTAAACTAGCACTTGCATACGCTGAAAGGGTATGTGCTGAACTGTCTTGTGAAACAGAAATTGTAATTATAAAAACTGTTGGTGATTTAAATCCTGATGTACCTATTTACGAAATAGGTGGCAAGGGAGTTTTTACCAGTACAATTGAAACAAGTTTATTAAACAGTGATATTGATGTTGCTGTTCATAGTTTAAAAGATATGCCTGGAGAAGAACATCCAGAACTAGTTGTTAGTGCTATGCTTAAAAGAAATAGCCCGCATGATGTTATTTTAGGTAGTGTTGGTTACGGTTGTACGATTGGTACTAGCAGTCCAAGAAGAACTGCTCAACTAAAAGAATTATACAAAAATTTAGACATTAAACTTAAACCAATACGTGGAAATATAGACACACGTCTAAAAAAACTTGACAATAAAGAATATGATGCTATAGTATTAGCAGAAGCTGGGCTACAAGCGTTAGATATTAGACGTACATGGATTAAAATTCCAACTATTCCGGCTGTTGGTCAAGGAGTGATTGCATTACAAACTAGAAAAGACGACAATGCTACTATTGATGTGGTTGCAAAAATAAATCATGCCAAAACATATGCCCAGGCACAAGTTGAACGTGCATTTTTAAAAGGCATTGGTGGCGATTGTCATACAAAATTAGCTGCACATGCAACAGGTAGTAATCCTATTACATTAAAGGCAATGTATTATGATTGATGATGACATACACGATCAATTAGTAAAAGCATACTTAGAATATTTTAAAGCAAATGAAAACTTTGAAAAGAGATTGAGCTTTAGAACGCATCGAGCAAGCCGTAAGTGGCTTAGAGAGATACGGAGACTAAGCAAAATTAGAGGCGACGAGATACACGAAAAGTTTAAAACCAAGATCGAGGCAAAAAAACAATAGGCACGGTAAGTATCACTATGCAGTGGACTTACGAAGGCAACAAGATTGACCAAATACCAGACGACTACGAAGGATTTGTATATCTTATTACTAACACCACTACAGGCCAAAAATATATAGGTAAAAAACTAGCAAAGTTTAAAACTACTAAGCCACCACTTAAAGGCAAGAAAAATAAACGTCGCGGAACTAAAGAAAGTGACTGGAGAGAATACTATGGCTCCAGTGATAGACTGAACGCAGACGTTGCAACACTAGGCGAAGATAAGTTTACAAGAGAAATACTATACCTATGTAAAGGTAGAGGCGAAATGTCCTACATAGAGGCAAGAGAACAGTTTGATCGCAGAGTACTTGAAACAGATGAATACTATAATGGTATTATAAATGTTAGAGTCGGCGGATCAGACAAACTCAAACAGGCATTGCTAGAACATCACATACAGGCAAAACATTCCAACACATAAGGTTGGCGGGCCAGATTATAATACCGCTGTGGAAAAAGCTCTCGTATAGAAGCACACGTACATATTGATTGACGCACCTGAGTGCGGAAGCCACCAAACAAATTGGGCTCACTTGTTGATATAGATTGCATTGTTGGCGGTCAAAAAACACGACACAGTTCATAAAAACCCTTTAGCACTAGGAACGAAGCGAGGGAATATTGTACTATAGAGATTGCATTAACTAGCTTAATGTATCCTTTATGTTACATAATGTCGACGTAGGTTGGGTAAGGTCAGAGCCCATTGAACTAAGTGTATAAACAATTACCTACTTCCAAGTCTCGGCTGGTGCAGACTCACATGAAGCGCATTTTGAGATTAGATGGGACCGTAACAGGTTCCGTCTGACTGAAACAATCTACATGAAACTTAAACATTATTACATTCGTAATAATGCATATTAATATTCATATTCATATTAATTCAATTAGTTAGACATAACTAATTACGAAGTAAACAGTTTGAGTGCTAACGAAAACTTGTATTAACGAAGTTAATACATAAATACATACAAGTTAATGTTTAAGGATACATCGAAATGAAAATACATCACATAACCGAAGCACCTAGGATTGAACCAAATGCTAATACTAGAGATATGCTCAGAGCATTAGGTGGATCAAATTCAGAACCTAAAGTATCAACAAGTCCTAAATTAACAGGAGTTACTGGCACAAAGGCAGCTTTTGCAAATAAAAATGGCGGCGTTAGTAAAGGAACAATAGTTGGTCCTGCAGCAAATGGTAATCCAAATCAGGTTAGCTTTAAAGATTCTAAAGGCAAAACATTTAACGTTTCAGTTAAAAAATTATTAGATCCAAAAAAATTAACTCCTCTAAATATTAACTCTGGTACAAGTACAAGTACTACAAAAACTGCTACTAAGTCTTTTTCAGCTGATCCAAGTGACCGAGCCGGTACAGCACCAAAGACTGATACTACACCAAAATCTACAGCACCTCTTAGTAAGAGAGATCAAAAACGAGCAGACTGGAATAAAAAGAGTGCCTTATCAAAAGGTGGGTCGGTACTTAAAAAAATGGGCAAATGGGGCGGCATTATGGGAGTGCTGTCAACAATAACTGGTATAATGGACGTTGCGGACCGAGCTGACAATTATGTAAAAGTTCTCGACAGACACGACGGCAACATAGCAAATCCAAAGGTTATAACTGCAAGAGCAGCAGTACACGATGCATTTACCGGAGCAATAATTGCATTAATGGGAAGTATTGCAACAGGAGCCGTAGCAGCTGGTGCAGCAACTAGAATTTTAGTTGTTTTTCCTGGACTTGGTTGGTTAATACCATTACTTGCTGGCGGAGTTGGCTGGTTGATTGGTCATGCATTTAATGCTTTGGCAAAAGATGCTGCACTAGTAAATTCTTTAAGTGAATTTGCTATAACAAGACTTACTGATGAATGGATTGAAACCATAGGTGAAAGTAGTGTTAATGAAGACAATGCAACCGCTGCAAAAACAGAAATTAAATCTAATATGTTAAACTTAATTAAGTCTGATCCTAAGATGATGAAAGCATTTAAAATAGCAAAGCAACAAAAAGCTAAATCAACGGCATCCTAGTTTTTTCAGTAGTTTCAATATTATCTTTTATAATTTTATTTAAAATTTCTCTATCTTCAACCGAAGTATGAAACATTAAATTTTCATAACTAAAACTACCACGCATATACCAACCAAGTCTATATATTGTATCTTTTAATTGTTTGATCTGCATCTCAAAGTCTTTAGTAAGAGATATTATATCAGATTCCTCGAGTGTAACGATCGTGCTCCGAAAAAATTTGAGTAGTCCAAATCTATATTTGTAGAATACTCATCTGCGTCACATTCTTCATTAACACATTTAATTTTTATATTAGGTAAGTTCCATTTTTCAGTAAGATCTTTAATACCTTCTCTAAGTTTTTTATAAAACTCTTGATCACTATTTTGTATAAATTCTAAAACAACACTGTTATCAGCTTCAATATCATCACCTTCACTAATGCTTTCAATGTGTGCAACAGCAAGTCTTAAATTTAATTTTGATGATTCAGAAAAAATAGTTTTAACTTGTTCATCTTTAGTTTTTTCATCACTATCTAAAGTTTTAATTGCTACAAGTCTGCGTTCAAGTGCAAAATTTTCCATACTAAAATCTGTAGTTTCTCTATAAGTTAACGGTCGTAAATGGACAGTTAAGTTATCTAAATGAAACTGGAATTTAATTGGATAGTCTACAAAATTATCTAACATTTTAGTTAATGAAACTTCACTGTCTTGCTCAGTACTACAATGTGGGCATCTTGTTGATATTGGAAGTCCGTCACCATATGTTGCAATACGCATAGCAATTAATATAAAATCTATATCGTAGCCAACCAACTGCCACGGATCTTTAATATAAGGTATACAACTTTGCATAACTGATGCTGTAGCTTCGCCGGTTAGTAATGCATCTGGAGTTTTAAAAATAATTTCGTCCATTGCATTCATGCCAAATACTGGCATCTTTGTTACTGTGTTGTCTTGGATCGTGTCTTCATTATAAAATGCACCTTGACTAGGCAAGTCAACATAGAGTTTAGGTTGTCTTTGATACTTTTGTAAAAAACTGCTCATATAATTCCTAACGATAAATAGTTATATAAGATATTTAGTGACTTTAATAATATAGGGTTATAATTGTGAGAGATATATGCCGATAGACATAGAAGATAGAAACGCAATAGTAAATGCTATACAAGCCGGATTTGCGTCGCAAGGCGGCGGTAATAGTGGCGGTAATACGCAAGCTATGGGTAAGTTCAATAAAGCCTTTGAGGCATCAACAAGTAAACTTGGGGATATCGTGAAAGGTTATGGCAAAGTCTTAGATTCAGGCGGCGGCCGAATAGCTGATGCTACTGGAGCAGTAAGCACTACTTTAGGACAATTGGTTGGATATGTTGAAGATACTAATTCAGCATTTCAGTCATTAAGTAAAGTTGGAGCAGGACTTGATGCAGACCTAGGAGCTCTTAGAATGATGGCAGCCCAGACTAGGATGCCATTAGACCAATTTGCTGGATTAATAGCAAAAAATTCAACCGAACTTGCAGGTTTTGCAGGCGGTGTTAACGGCGGTACTCGTCGCTTTACTCAACTATCAAATGCTATGTTTGAAGGTGGTGCGGTTGATGGATTTATGAACTTAGGAATGACTCTTGGAGAAACTAATGAATTCCTAATAGACCAAATGAATATAGATAGACGTCGGGCTCGTTTAACTGGTATGACGGAAGCACAGCAAGTAGAAAGTACGTTAGAATTAGCACAGTCAATGGACGCAATGGCTAAACTTACAGGTAAGAGTGCAAAAGAACAACAGGACCAATTAAAAGATAGAATGCGTGACGGAGCAACCCAAGCAAAGATACGTTTACTTGAAATGGACGGAGTAACAGGTGCAAGCCAATCTTATAAAATGGCACAAGCATCTCTAGCAAGTGCTCCTAAAGTTGTTGGCGACTTAATGGCAGACTTAGTACAAACAGGCGTGCCAATGACAGCAGCAACTAAAAACTTTGCAGCAACCAACAAAGAAGCGTATGCACTATTACAACAAGCCGCAAACGCAACCAAACAAGGTGATACAGTAGCCGCAGAAAAATATGCAAAAGATGCCGCAGCAGCCACTGCTTCTTTTGCAAACAGTAGACAAGGGTTAACGATTGCTACACTGGCACAAGTGAGCGAAATAGCACAAGGTCAGGCTGATAGATTAGAAGCAATGGCTCCTCTTATTGATGCGATGGCTGAACACAGTGAAAAGATTGGTAACGCTATTGGTAATACTGGTGATTATATTGTTGCGTTTAATAATATGCTTAAAGGTCTTACTGAAAACTCAGGCAATCAAATGGCAGGAAACAATTCTAACCAAGATGCACAACAATCTATTCAAAAAGGACAATTAGCGTTAGCAAATGCAGCTAGTAAAGCTAATGAATCAATTGGCGGATTAATTCGGAACGGCGAAGGGGCCAATAAGATTTTTAAAGAAGGCGTGGATATGTTAACCACAGCTACTTCTGGACTATCAAAAGGGGTAGCAACATTAACAGCACTATTAGGAGGACCCCAACTTCAAAAAAGCGAAGATAATTCAGCAGAGACCAACCAGGCTATAGATATTGTCAATGACCCAACTTCTAGTCAAGCAGAAATAGCTGCAGCGTTAAAACATTTACAGAAGGTATTAGTGAGTGGTCCAGGCGGTCTAGCAACTGACGACTATAACACTAGAATAATTAGTAAAAGAATTGAAGATATTAAAAATCTTAGAAAACCTACAGAAGAAGGTGGCGACCCTAGTGAAGCAACAGGCGGTGCTGTAGATTCTTTACTGAGGATACTTGGCTTGCGAGAAGAGGGCGGTCCTGTAGTCAAAGATATGCCGTATATTGTAGGCGAAGACGGTCCTGAATTAATGATACCCGATTCATTTGGTGACATAATTGATAGTAAATCTACATCATCATTACTAAGTAGCGATTTACCAGATATATCTAACGATCTTAGTAATATGTTTAAAGGTTTACTAGCAACAGTAAAAATGCCTGATAATTCTAATAACAATGTAATGAACGATTTACAAAAAGAAATGAAAATGTTTAGTGCGCCTATGAGTGATGAAAACAAAGTACTGAAAGATTTACATAACGAAATGCTTGCGTTTGGTGCACCGATAACAGATGCAACTAAGAGTTTTGCTGCAAATAACGAAAAAATGTATAGTGCATTGTCGTCTCAAACACAAGCAATGCAAGCTAACAATGTTGCTCCAAATATGAATTCAATACTAAAAAGAAACGAACCTACTAATAATATGCAAGAAAGTTCATCACCTAATGCAGACAGTTTAGCAAAAGCTACTGCTGGGCAAATGCAAAGTGCAAGTTCGGTAGAAGAAAAACTTGACATTCTGAACCAAACTATGTTACAATTAGTAGGAATAAATAACATACAGAACGAAATCAGTAACAAACAAATTAAAACAATGAGAAGTACTGGGAATCTCATGCAAGGAATAGGTAGAGCATAATGAGTTGGAAAAAATACTTTACTCCGGTACAAACCGGAGATAATATCACAGGAAGCTATAGTCCTATTAGCGGAGGTGGTGCAGCTGGCCGTCCAGGACCAGCAAGGTCAAATTATTCAAGCTACTTACCGGATGTGTACGTTGGCTCGCCTAACAGAGTTGAACGTTATGGACAGTACAACACTATGGACAACGACAGTGAAGTTAATGCTGCACTTGATATTCTTGCAGAATTTTGTACACAAAAAAATGACGAAAATGGAACAAATTTTAATTTCCATTTTAATAAAGCAGCAACAAACAACGAAGTTAATATTTTAGGACAGTACCTAAGACAATGGTGCAAAATTAATAACTTTGAAACACGTATGTTTAGAACATTCCGTAATGTATTTAAATACGGAGATGCAATATTTTTAAGAGATCCAGAAACTAAAAAGATGTTTCATGTTGATCCTGCAAAACTTACACGTATTATTGTTAACGAAAGCGAAGGCAAAAAGCCAGAACAATATATTATTAAAGATGTTAATTTAAACTTTAAAGAAATGATAGCAACTACTCCGCACATTACAGGTGGACAGATGGGAACACCAGGTGCAAGTTTGCCAGGTGCAAGTTATCAAACCGGCGGCGCAAGAGGCATGGTCGGCGGTGTTAATGTTCCTCCAGGTTCTCGTTTTTCAATTGAAGAAGGTGAAGTTGCAGTTAATGCAGACCATGTTGTTCATTTAAGTTTAAGTGAAGGACTTGATAATAACTATCCATTTGGTAACTCGTTACTAGAAACAATTTTTAAAGTATTCAAACAAAAAGAATTACTCGAAGATGCTATTATCATTTATCGAGTACAACGTGCGCCAGAGCGCAGAGTATTCTACGTTGATGTGGGTAACATGCCATCACACCTTGCTATGCAATTTGTTGAACGTGTTAAAACGGAAATTCATCAAAGACGAATCCCATCGGCAACAGG